CCTTCGGATGCAACAAGCCTAACAGCTTGGGGCACCAATGCAAACGGTGCTCTAGACAATGGTGATACAGGTATTGTTAGCTACGACGAATATTCAGCAGTATGGTATCCAAATGGATTTACCACAGACTTAGGTGGTGCCAATGCAGTTGTTCCTGCAACACACATGATGCTACGCACAATCGCTCTAAGCGATCAGGTTAGCTATCCTTGGTTTGCACCAGCCGGTACAAGACGTGGTGGCATTACTAATGCAACAGCAGTTGGTTATATCGATGCAGACACAGGTGAATTCCAGTCAGTTGCATTGAATGAAGGTCAACGTGATACATTGTATGATCTAAAAGTCAATCCAATTCCATTCTTTGTTGGAGTAGGTCTAGTTGCATACGGTCAGAAAACTCGTGCAAGAAATGCATCAGCGTTAGATCGTATTAACGTAGCACGTTTAACTGTGTATCTACGTAGTCAGTTGACTAAATTAGCTCGTCCATATATCTTTGAACCAAACGATAAGATCACTAGAGATGAAGTTAAAGGCGCTGTTGAGAGTCTATTGATAGAGTTGGTAGGTTTACGTGCTCTATACGACTTTGCAGTTGTCTGTGACGAGTCAAACAACACAAACGCAAGAATCGATCGCAACGAATTATGGGTAGATATTGCAATTGAACCAGTAAAAGCAGTAGAATTTATCTACATTCCATTGCGTATTAAGAACACAGGAGAGATTTAAAATGGCACTAACTTCCTTAAATAGAATTTCGGTTCCTACGTCAAACGGCACTAGCGGCACTGCGCTGCTAATGCCAAAACTAAAATATCGCTTTAGAGTGATATTGTTAGGTTTCGGTGTAGAAGCTAGTACAGAACTAACTAAACAAGTTTCTGATGTCACTAGACCAACAGTGACTTTTGAAGAAATGGCTATCGAAATATACAACTCAAAAGTCAAGCTAGCCGGCAAACCATCATGGGGCGACGTAACATTGAACCTACGTGATGATGCTAACGGTCAAGTACAGAAGATTGTTGGACAGCAAATCCAGAAACAATTTGACTTTATGGAGCAAGCTTCTGCACGTTCTGGTATTGATTATAAATTCCAATTGAACATTGAAATGCTAGACGGCGGTAATGGTACACTTGAGCCAAATATCCTTGAAAAATGGGAACTGTATGGTTGTTTTGTTTCTGAAGTAAACTATGGTGAAGCAAACTACGGTGAGAATTCGCCGATGACTGTAGCATTAACTATCAAGTATGATAACGCTGTTCAATTCTCAGGAGCAGCAGGCACAGGACCAGAACGTGGTATTGGTGCAGTTGTTGGAAGAACTTTAGGCGAGGCTGTAACAGGTCGCGGTTAATAAGTTTTTATTACTCAAAAACCTGGATTACGATCCAGGTTTTTTTACGACTAAATAATTGTATGTCAAATGTATTCACAAGATTTCTTGGTGGGGTAGCAGATGGTCTATTAACACCTAAAGGCGGCCTAGCCGATTGGCGCCATGCGTCTCGATTGTTTATAGATAACGGCTATAGGCTCATGCCTCGTAGCAAGTTCATGTTCTATGTAAGATTTGAAATTAATAAACAAATTCTAACATCGCCTACATTTACCAATACACATGCTGACGAAATTGGATATCTGATTAAAAGTACAGACTTACCAAAATACAAATTTGAAACAGTCACTAAAAATCAATATAATAGAAAACACATAATCTATAAAAATTTTACCTACGAGGGTATCTCAATGAAATTTCATGATGATACTGCAGGGGTAATAAATGCATTGTGGGCATTATATATGGGAACTTATGTACAGGATAGATTTAATCCTGAATCAGCTTTTAGTAAAACCAATTTAAACGCTACTGGAACATCATTTGAAGAATTTAGATATAGTCTAGACAAACAGGGAAAAAGTTTAGACTTTTTTAAATCTATTACCATATACACAATGAGTCGAAGACGATTCTTAGGCTACACATTAGTCAATCCCAAAATAACTTCTTGGCAACACGGCGATGCTGGGTATTCGACTAACGAATTCAACGAAACAACAATGAACGTAGAATATGAGTCGGTAGTTTATTCTTCAGGTAATGTTGCTAGAAATACACCTAAGGGTTTTGCAAACTTGTATTACGATAATGTTCCGAGTCCGCTCACCGTTCAAGGTGGCGGTACAGCAACACTACTAGGTGAAGGCGGAGTTCTAGATGGCCTCGAAAGTATTTTTGGAGATGTTGCAGGTGGATCAGCATTTGGTAGCGTTGGCGGATTTTTAGGCACAGCAATATCTGCTGTTAATACTGCAAGAAATATTGGTAGATTAAGTGGCGCCGGTATTAGATCAGAAGCAATAAATATTTTAAGTAGTCCAGCAGCAGTTGGCGGAATTGTTAATTCTGTTGGTGGTGTAATTGGCTCAGTTTTTCCTAGAAATAATGGCGGAAATAACGATACCCAAGCGACTCAAAGATCAATTATACCAGGGAGTGGAGTCTAATGCCAAGTTTACCAATTCCCGCCAAAGAGGATAGTGCTGCCGGCACAAAATTATTTTTCGACAGATACGGTGAAACCCCATTAGAGTTTAGCGCCAACGAAGTCACCGCAGCTATTGCGTTTTTTCAAAGTCGTGGATTTGAAAATGATGCAGCGTTAGTGACTGCACAAGTTTTGCTAAAACAGGCAAAACTAGATAACATTCCTGTTTTTAAAATTATAGACACATTAAAAACTTTTAACGGAGTTCAAATCAGTGCGCTAGTTGCAGAGATTCTAAATAATAATAGAAATGCAGCCAGTACATTAGGCTACAGAACTGACCTAGTTGAAAAGCAAAATCAAACTAGAAATATTTTTGCCTAATGCCTAAATTTGCTCAAGGTCGTTTTGAAATGAAAAATGTCGACAAGTATGTTGGCCTAAAGACGCCGTTGGCTCGCAGCAGTTGGGAATTCATCTTTATGAAAATGTTAGACGAACACCCAGGAGTTGAAAAGTGGGCTAGCGAAAGTATACAGATTCCCTATAGAGATCCGTTAACTGGCAAGTATACAGTATATGTTCCTGATTTCTTTATTACCTATGTAGATAAAAACGGCAAGAAACATGCAGAGGTTGTAGAAGTAAAACCGGCTAGTCAAACGTTTATAGAACAAGTGGGTAAAAGTCAGTACAATCAACAGCAGTATGTTAAAAATATGGCCAAATGGGAAGCCGCAGCAGCTTGGTGTAAACAACAGGGTATTCGATTTCGAATAGTTAATGAGGGTGACATTTTCCATCAAGGTTCAAAACGTAGATAAGTAAAGTATGACTAAAAAATTAGAAGAGTTATTTAATTTAGAAGAATCTAATCCTGCAAAGGAAACGACTCCTGTTGAAGTTAAACCCGATCACACTGAAGTTCGCAGCTTGGATGACAGCTACAAAGCAGTGGCCGAAATTACCCGCAGCTTACCACAAGTAAAAGAGCTAGACGACCTAAATGACCATGAGTTGGACAATTTGGCATCAAAAGCTGAACAGGCCTACGACGATCTAATGGACCTAGGCATGAATGTTGAAGTTAGGTACAGCAGCAGAATTTTTGAAGTTGCTAGTTCAATGCTAGGTCATGCAATTACTGCTAAGTCTAATAAAATTGAGAAAAAACTCAAGGCCATTGACCTACAGATGAAAAAATACAAGATCGATAAAGATAACAACGAAGACCCGAATGATGTTATCAACGGTGCAGGATATGTACTTTTGGATCGTAATGAGATGATCAAGAAACTGGGCGGAAAAGCATAAATACTACTATGAAAACTTTCAAAGAATATCTTGCAGAGGGCAAAAAATCATACAGCTTTAAAATTAAAGTTGCCGGTGACCTACCCGAAGATTTCCAATCAAACTTAAAAACATCTTTAGACAGATGTAAAGTAATGAAAATGGAAAAAATTAGCACAACTCCAATCCAAGCACTTCCTATGGATTTCCCAACTATGAAAAACTGCGAAGTTCATGTTTTTGAAGTTGCTTGTGAATATCCTATTACTTCGCCTGAAATCAGCAGTGATATTAAAAGCATGGGATTAGATGAAACCTGTTTTAGAGTAAGAGGCAGCAACGAATCTTCTGAAACTGATCAAGGTGAAACAGAAATTTTAAATACTGACGGACTTCTAACAGACAGTCAGTACAAAGAAGGCACTAACGTCAAGCACAAAGATTTCTTTGGAGATGACTTCAACAAGAGTTTTTTGAAAGATTTAAGCAAGGTTGCTAAACAACAAAAGAAAGACAACGGCCAGTCAGAATACAAACTGCCTAAGGTCAAAATCGATAAGACAGGTGTGAAAAGCGCCTTAGGGAGTTAATATGAATTTTAATGAATTAATGTCAAAGATGCGTGAGTTAGACCAACCAGCGGTACAGACTCAAGCACCAGTTGAAGAGTGCGGTGATATGATGGGAGGCATGCCTCCTCCGAGTATCCCTAGCAAACCAGATACACCCCCACCAAGCATGAGTGTAAATCTTAATGCACAGGGACTAGATGACATTGCTGAACTAATGAAGCTAATGACCAAAGTTAATCCAGACATGATTAACCAGCCAGCTCCAATGAGTATGCCTCCTATTAGTGCCGAGCCAAGTATCATGAGCATTAAGCCTCCAATGCCTGGCATTGGTGATCTAGGTAATCTAGATACAGGACCATTAAAAATGTTGCCTGACCTAGACAAAGACGAGCCACATGATGAGCCTGATGCAGATAACATGGGCGGTCCTAGCGATAATGATAGTGACAACATGCCTCCAATGGGCGACCTAGACAGTGATGATAAAGGTATTGACAGTATTCAGAAGTCTATGGGCGACAACGACGGCGACGGTGATCATGATATGGACGATCATG